CCCGTCTGGGGGTCAAGTCCACGTTGGAGGAGACGCGGACTCAGCGTTTCATCGACATCTCAAGCCGTGGGCCTATGCCAGTTCCCCTGCGCTACTACGCGGCTCACACTGGGCGCTGGGGTGGGGATGACAAGCTGAACCTGCAGAATCTCCCACGCAAGAGCGGACTCAAGGCCGCGATCATCCCACCGTCAGGCTACGTCATCCTCGACGCTGACTCATCCCAGATTGAAGCACGTACTCTGGCATGGCTAGCTGAGCAAGAAGACCTCGTTGAGTTCTTTGAGTTGAACAACCAAGAGATTGCCGAGGGTGTCCCAAAGGCACTCATGAAGTACGACCCATACAAGATCATGGCTGCAGCTATCTACGGCAAGCCCGTAGGGGAGATCACCGACGACGAGCGGTTCGTTGGTAAGCAGACGGTGCTCGGGTGCGGATACGGCATGGGGGCCAAGAAGTTCCAGGCTCAACTGAAGACGTACAACGTGAACATGGATGAGGCTGAGTGCCAACGCATCATTGATGTGTACCGAGAGACGTACCCCAAGATCCCCGAGTTCTGGAAACGCGCACAGAAGATCCTTGACTCTGTCATTGGAGACAACGCCGACTATTTTGGTAGGGGCAACATCCTGTGCGTAGAGGGCAAGAAGGGCATCCAGCTACCCAACGGCCTGTACATGAAGTACCCGAACCTTCGCAAACGCGAAGACCCCGAGTCAGGGAAAACGGAGTACGTGTACGACACCAAAAAGGGAAAGACCGTAGTGCCAAACCGCATCTACGGAGGTAAAGTGGTGGAGAACGTATGCCAAGCCCTGGCCCGCATCGCCATCGGTGAGCAGATGCTGATGGTTGCGAAGAAGTACCGTGTAGTCATGACGGTGCATGACGCGATTGCCTGTATCGCCCCCGAGCACGAGGCTAAGCGGGCTCAAGAATACGTTGAACTCTGTATGCGCATGCGCCCCCAGTGGGCCCCCGACCTTCCCCTCAACTGTGAATCTGGATATGGAAAAAGCTATGCTGACTGCTGAAGTTATTGACTACGCGATGCCGCTCATGAACATCGAGCGTCTTGCCAAGGAATGCCACGATCTGTGCCTGCACAACAAGTTTGAAGAGGCTAACGAATTGGCCTTGAAGGTAGGTGTGGAGGCGCGTATCCTCAGTGCCTCACTTGCAATCATGCAGGGTAAGGAGACTTCACGTTGACTATGCCGACTTGGTCTTTCAGCAGTCTGAAGACCTTCCAACAGTGCCCCAAGAAGTACTTCCACATCAAGGTTGCGAAGGATGTAGTTGACAGGCCGCACGAGTCCGCGCTGTACGGTTCAGCCGTGCACAAAGCTGCGGAGGATCACGTAGCCGAGGGGGTCCCGATCCCTGCCAAGTATGGCTACATGATCCCGACCATCGAGGCGCTGAAGGGGATCCCGGGTGAGAAGTTCTGCGAGATCAAGTTGGGTGTCACTGAGAAGCTGGAGACGTGTGACTATGACGCACCGAATGCGTGGTGGCATGGCATCGTTGACCTGCTGATTGTTGATGAGGACACGGGCACTGCCCACATGGTGGACTACAAGACCAGCAAGAACGCCAAGTACGCCGACACCAAGCAGTTGGACTACATGGCTGTGGCTGTGTTCGCCAAGTTCCCCAAGATCAAGGTGATCAAGTCGGCCCTGCTGTTCGTGGTGAGCAACGAGTTCGTCAAGAAGAAGCACGTTGTGGAGAACAAAACTGCGTACATGAACAGCGCCATCTTTGATTTGAACCGCTTAAAGAGCGCGTTCAACAGTGGGGTGTGGAACCCCGTCAGTGGCCCACTGTGCAAGTTCTGCCCAGTGAAGAGTTGTGAGCACAACAGGAGTTAGGTATGCCCTACACCAAATCCCCCCGCCCCTACAAACACGAGTACCAAATGCAACTCAAACGAGGAGAGCATGAGGATCGCATGGAGCGCCAACGCGCACGTAACAAGTTGGACGCCAAGGGTGTAGATCGTACAGGTAAGGATGTCAGCCACGTCAAAGCACTTGCTCGGGGCGGCTCCAACAAGGATGGGTACAAGCTGGAAGCTCCGTCCAAGAACCGAAGTCGAAACCTACACCGCAAGGGAGAGAAGTAAGTGACGGAGCAATACCTAGAGGGCTATGAATGGCCCCGCCCATCAGGAATAGAACCCTTCAACCACCAGAAAGAAACAGCACACTTCCTAGCCACCCGCAGCAAAGCCTTCTGCTTCAACGAGCAGGGCACCGGCAAGACCGCATCAGTCATCTGGGCGACCGACTACCTCATGAAGGTGGGGGCGATCAAGCGGGTGCTGATTGTCTGCCCGCTGTCCATCATGCACTCGGCATGGCAACAAGACCTCTTCAAATTCGCCATTCATCGTACGGTAGATGTGGCTTATGGATCTGCAAGCAAACGCAAGCAGATCATCTCTGGGGTGGCCGAGTACGTTGTCATCAACTTCGATGGTGTGGAGATTGTGCGGGAGGAAATCGCCCGAGGAGGGTTTGACCTCATCGTTATTGATGAGGCATCTGCGTACAAGAATGCGTCCACTACACGGTGGAAAGTGATGCGCTACTTGATGCAGCACGTCAAGGGGCTGTGGATGCTGACTGGCACACCTGCTGCGCAGTCCCCGGTAGATGCCTACGGGCTGGCTAAGTTAGTGAACCCCCGCAGCACACCTCCGTTCTACGGGCAGTTCCGAGACATGGTCATGTACCCAGTGACTCAATACCGTTGGGTGCCCAAGCCCGGTGCCGACACCGTCGTACACAGCGTACTACAACCAGCTATACGGTTTGAAAAGAAGGACTGCTTGGACTTACCAGAAGTTACGTACGTGGATCGGGACGCCCCGATGACTGTGCAGCAGTTGAAGTTCTACAAAGAGCTTAAAAACGAGATGCTGGTCGAGGCGGCAGGTGAAGAGATCACGGCAGTCAACGCAGCGGTGATGTTGAACAAGCTTCTGCAGATAGCCTGTGGTTCCGTATACACAGATACACGGGAGGTTGTGGACTTTGACGCCCGCAGCCGACTCAACGCTGTCAAGGAAGTCATTGAAGAGGCCAGCCACAAAGTGCTGGTCTTCGTACCGTTCACGCACACCATCCTCAAGATCAAGGACTACCTGACCAAGGCTCACATTGTGAGTGAGATCATTGACGGCAGTGTGCCAGTGGCCCGACGCAGTCAGATCGTCACCGAGTTCCAGACCAAGGAGAACCCTCGGGTCTTGATCATTCAGCCACAAGCTGCATCCCACGGGCTAACCCTAACCGCTGCCGACACCATCGTCTGGTACGCTCCCGTGACCAGTGTGGAGACCTACCTCCAAGCCAATGCCCGCATCAACCGTCCTGGGCAGAAGAACGCCATGACCGTGGTGCACATCCAAGGCAGCAGTGTCGAGGGCAAGCTGTACTCCATGCTGCGGGGCAACATTGCCAACCACGACAAAATCGTTGAGCTTTATCGTCAAGAGATGAACGAAAACTCTTGACAAAGTCAAACAACGCTGTACAGTCGAAGACGTGGGACCACCCACGCAGAACAACTAGGAGCTAACAATGCAGGTAGAAAACCAGGGGGTCGAAGAACCCCCTACCCTAGCCGTCGATAAGGTGGCAGAGGCGTACATCTCCATACGGGATGCCCGTGCAGAAGCAAAGCGTGTCTTTGAGGTTCAGGACGAAGCCCTGGCCGAGCAGATGCGAGTGCTTGAGGCACACATGCTTGACGTGTGCAAGCAGATCAACGCCGACAGTATCAGAACCAAAGCAGGCACAGTTATTCGTTCAGTCAAAACACGGTACTGGACGAACGACTGGGATTCAATGTACCGACTCATTCATGAGCGGCAAGCATTCGGCCTGCTAGAGAAGCGGCTTCATCAATCCAACATGAAGCAGTTCCTTGATGAGAATCCAGAAGTCTTGCCTGAGGGTCTGAATCAGGACAAGGAATACACCGTGGTTGTCCGACGCGCAAAGTAATTAAATGAGCAACATTCAACTTTTCAATCAAGAAGTCCCCGATTTCCTGCAGAACGCAGGTGTAAGCGAACTGACCAAGTCCTTGGTCGGTCGGCCCCGCAACAAGCGTCTGGTGCCCAAGAACGGCATCTGGACCAAGATGGTCGGCGGCGAGGCAATGGGCAAGCTCAAGGGTGACATCGATGTCATCATCGTCAACGCTGCACCGCACGTTGGACGTATCTTCTACGCTACCGCGTGGAACCCCGATGCCGAGCCGACTGCACCGGACTGCTTCTCCAACGATGGGCGCACCCCCGATGCCAAGTCGGCGAACGTGCAGGCCAGCCGCTGCGATGACTGCCCTCAAAACATCAAGGGTTCCGGGCAGGGGCAGTCGAAGGCTTGCCGCTACAACCGCTTCATTGCTGTTCTGCTGAAGGACGACTTTGGCACCGCTTTGGAAGGCGAGGTCTACCAGATCAAGCTGGCATCCAAGTCCCTCTTTGGTGATAACGACGGGAACGCCTACACGTTTGAAAACTACACCAAGTACCTGGGCAACAACGGCAAGAATGTGGATCACGTTGTGACCCGCATCCTGTTCAACGAGAACAACGACAACCAGTCGGTCATGTTCGCTCCTGTTGGCTACATCAACCGCCAGCAGTATGACGTTGCCCAGCGTGTGGCTAGTCTGCCCGCAACCAAGGCTCTTATCGCCATGACCCCGTCTCAGGCCGACGGTGTCACCAAGCTCCCCCCTCCCCTGCCCAAGGCTAAGGTTGTGGATGTGGAAGACGTGGAAGACGTGGAAGACGAGCCTCCCAGCAAGCGTCCGAGCAAGAAGACTGCAGAAGCTGAGATGCCTGCACCCAAGAGCAAGAAGGCACTTGCTGACGTGGTCTCTGCCTGGAGCAAGGAAGACTAACCATGACCTATGGGTACAGCCAGCGGTTGGCAGAGCTTAATCGCTCTGCTGGGCTGGAGTCGATAGGTGTGGCACTGGGCAGGGAGTGCATCAGTTTGGGGCTCCCTGTCCGCGCTGTTGCAGATGATCTAGGGGTTTCTCGGATGACGATCTACAACTGGTTCACTGGTGCAAGTAAGCCCAGTAAACGCATGCATGGGATCGTCACCGACTACCTCCACCGGATCTCTCTCCTACGCAAGTAACCCATGTGTACTACGGGGCTCCGGCCCCGTGGTGCCCTATTCACTCCAAAAATATGACGAACTTCAACTTGCTCGATGCGGTGCTGCCCAAGGAAGGCCGGTACTGCATGTGGGGGAAGGGTCGGTACATAGTTCAGAAGTTCTTTGATACTAGGGAAGAGCTAGATGCAGAGGTTGAGAAGCTTGTAGGCAACGACTTTGATGCTTACTTTGGCTGCGCCAAGTTTGGTGATGCCAATAACCGTGAGCATGAGAATGCAGAGTACTTCCACGCACTGTGGATGGACGTTGACTGCGGCGAGGAGAAAGCAAAAAAGGCCGAGGGATACATCGACCAAGAGACTGGGCTGAAGGCTGTGATGGATTTCTGCAAGACGCAGAAGCTGCCGCGCCCCATCATTGTTGACTCCGGCAATGGCCTGCATTTCTATTGGATTCTCACCGAGGTGGTCCGTCGCCCAGAGTGGGAAGCCTTGGCTAAGAGGTTTTGTGCGTTGGCCCTGGAGAAGGGGCTGATTGTGGATACTTCAGTCTTTGAAGCATCCAGAGTCTTACGCATCCCTGGTACGTTCAACTTCAAGAACTCTCCTCCTTCACCTGTGACGGTGATCAGTGAGGAGCATGACGTTACCGACTACGCCGTCTGGAAAGCACTCATCGACGCCCCAGACGTAGAGCCCCCAGAAGATACCTCCCACCTGCCCAGGGGCATGAGCCCACTGCAGGAGGCCCTGATGGAGAACCGCATCAAACGGTTCAACACCATCATGATCAAGTCGGCGGAAGGTAGTGGCTGTCAGCAGCTACTGCACTGCTACCAAAACCAGAAGGACATCAGCTACAACCTTTGGCGGTCGGCACTGTCTATTGCCACACATTGTGTAGACAGAGCAGAAGCGATCCACAAGATCTCAAGTGACCATCCGCAGTACACAGAAGGCGAGACAGAGATCAAGGCTGCAGACATAGGTGGCCCACACCTGTGCACGACATTTGAATCTGAGAACCCCAGTGGGTGTGACGGTTGCCCCAACAAGGGCAAGTTCAAGTCGCCCATCATGCTCGGCATGGACATTGCCAGGGCTGAAGAAGAGGCTGATGACGGGGACGGAGAAGAAGGGGAAGGCCCCAAGCCCCCCAGGCTACCGGCACTCCCGCAGCCCTACTTCCGTGGGAAGCACGGTGGTATCTACCGACTACCACCTACAGCAGAAGATGACCCACAACTTGTCTATGAGCATGAACTGCAGATAGTCAAGCGCATGCGGGACCCAGTGTATGGGGAAGTGGTTTTGTTTCGGCTGCATCTGCCGCAAGATGGGATGCGTGAATTCACCATACCCATGACAACGGTGATTGCTGAAAGGGAGTTGCGCCCTGCACTAGCTATGCACGGGCTGGTCAGCTACAGCGACCAGTTCAAACTCATCTACACGTACATCACCACCTGTGTCAAAAACATCCAGATAACCAACAAGGCTGAAGTTATGAGAACACAATTTGGTTGGGTAGACAACAACACAAAGATGATCGTTGGTGACCGTGAAGTTACGGCCCAAGGTATTTTCTACAGCCCGCCATCGAGTGCCACAAAGACGGAAGCAGAGATGATGCAGCCGACTGGCACGTTGGAGAAGTGGAAAGAAGTCTTCAATATGTACGCCCAGCCTGGGCTGGAGGCCAATGCATTTGCTGCACTTACAGGGTTCGGCTCCCCTCTGCTCAAGTTCACTGGGCTCAGTGGGGCGATCATCAACCTGATCTTCCCAGGCTCTGGCTCGGGCAAATCCACAATCCTGTATATGTGCAACAGCATCTACGGGCATCCAAAGAACTTGGCGTCAATCTGGAAGGACACCTACAACTCCAAAATGCACAGGCTGGGGGTACTCAACAACCTGCCCAACACCATTGATGAGATCACCAACACCACTGCACAAGAGTTCTCTGACCTTGCCTACAGCATCTCACAAGGGCGCGGCAAGAACCGGATGAAGGCATCGACCAACGAGATGCGGGTCAACCTGACAAGCTGGCAGGGCATTACGCTGGCTTCGTCTAATGCAAGCTTCTACGAGAAGTTGGGCATGGCGAAGGATTCTCCTGACGGTGAGTCCATGCGTCTGTTGGAGTACAGCATCCTGCCGAGCACCATCATCCCGGTTGAAGTTGGCAAGAAGATGTTTGACCATGAGTTGATGGAGAACTACGGCCATGCCGGGGATATCTTTGCCGAGTACCTTGTTGGGCACGTTGAAGATGTCATCGACCTGCTGCGGCAGGTGCAAGCCAAGATTGACCGTGAGGTTCAGTTCACCAGTCGGGAGCGGTTCTGGTCGGGCGTTGCGGCTTGCAACATCACTGGGGGCCTAATTGCCAAAGACCTGGGCTTGCACAACTACGACATGCGGGCCATCTACAAGTGGATGATTGACATGCTGCAGGGGGTGCGTGAAGAGATCAAGCCCCCGGTTACCAACAACGTAGCACTCATTGGTGACTTCATCAACGACCACATATCCAATGTCGTGGTGGTCAATGGCACCGCAGACGCTCGGACAAACTTGGTTGCACTCCCCACCGTAGAACCTAGAGGTGAACTGTTCATTCGGTATGAGCCTGACACCAAGCGCATGTACTTTGCCGTCAAACCCTTCCGTGAGTACTGCATCAAGCGGCAGATCAACTACAAGGGGATCCTTGAAGCGTTCAAGAAAACAGGGGTGTTCGTTGGCGCAACCAACAAGCGGTTGTCCAAGGGCATGAGGATCCAAGCCCCCGCTGTACGCACCCTGGAATTTGACACCGATCACTCTGACTTTTTGGATGTCGGCAATGCCTTTGGGGTAGACGATGGTGATCGAGACAGTTCAGTACAAGGTTAACTGGAGGGCCTTCCACAAGGGGGCTTCCTTCTTTGTACCCTGTATTGATTGGAGAGAAGCTAGGCGCAGGGTGCTGCGCATAACCGAACGCCTGCGCATGCAAGTGATCACCAAAGCGGTGGTTGAGGACGGTGTGCGTGGATTGCGGGTGTGGAGGGTGTAGGCTATACTCGCCAGCGCAAGGTTCAGTTGCCCTTGCTTTCTCCCTGATGGAAGTTAGCTCCTTCCAATCTTCAGCCCCGGCATCGCGCCGGGGCTTTTTTTCGCCTACTGCTTGGCCCGCTGTTCCTTGGCTTCAAGCGCCTGCCTAGACGGCAGGGAGGCTTTACCGAAGAACTTGATGTCAGTCTCGGTCAACGGGAGGCCACGGTACGACTCACCCCGAGCTTTTGCTGCCGACTCGATTGAACGCTGGACATCATCGGGTTCAATCAGCAGAGTTTCGTCTGGGTACTTACGGTTGAACTCCTCGCGCTTAGCCATGAACTTCTTGAACCGCTCTACATCCTGCTTGAGATACGACTCCCGCAGGTTCTTCAGGATGTCGTCGCGTTCAAACTTCACCTTCTGCATGGCAGAGTAGAAGCGGTAGTTCAGGTTCTGAGCGTTGGAGATCTCATCAATCCGCAAACCCATTGACTGGAACAGGAAGTCACCAAGGGTGTAGGCATCCTTGCTCAAAAGCTGCGTGCCCTTGTTGTCTTTGATGCCTTCCATTGCGAACTTCCACGCAACCAGTGGGCCACGAGCAATCGCAGGGAGGAATTTCTCCGCAGCCTTCTGTGTGTCCCCGTCCTTAAATGCCTTGTACGCATCAAGGTACGTAAGCACAAGGTTCAACGATGGGCCAGCCCGCTCAACTGCAGCTTCAATGAACCCCTCCCGAGGAGTACGGGTCTCCTTGGTGTCACGGAACCACAAGTCATTCAGCGATGTACGGCTGGCAATGTCCACACCAGTGAACGCATTTAGCGGGCCTCGGTCGATGATGTCACTGAGCTTCTTCCCTCCAATCGTGACATGGCCGAACTTCTCTGGCAGCAGCCTAGTGCGCCACCAAAGCTCATAGTCCATCGTCTTGAGTTCTTTGGGCTTGTCTTCGTCGCCGAGAGCATTAGCCATCGCACCCAGGATACCCATGTAAACGCTGAACAGCGGCAGACCAGAAGCACCGGCCAGCATCCCGGTCACACCCAGGATCCCAGAGAACTCCTTGAACGCCAACCACCGAGTCTTCCCCGGCAGTGGCTTGATCATCTGAGCAAAGGTGCGTGCGAGCCGCGTTGTAATGAATAGCGGGTACATCCCGAACTGCATCACAAGCCTACCCGCCGCCTTTTGGAACAACGGTGGTCGGTTGTGCACAGCCATGTTGCCCGCGCTGTCGTGCACATCTTCAATGGCTTGGTCGATTGCCTGTTCGTGAGTCTTTTTCGCCTTGATAGCCAGCCGGTACGAAGTCAGAAACAGGATCTCTCTGGTGATGCGCTCGGCATTGCTGAACAAGCCACCCGTGATAGTGGTAGCTATGTGATACGCAGTGTCCTTGACACCCCCAACTTCGACAGAGGGCACCCGAGTGCGCTCCAAAATCTCCCCAGTCATCGTGGCATCAGTGCCACGGGCCATTGCTTGCAGTGCTTTACGTTCATTGCTGTTAAGGAAAACAGCTTTGGAGTTGAGCATGGAGATCGTTGGGAATACTCCTAACGTGCGCTTGACATCACCTACTGCAGTACGCTCAAGCCCGAACTCCTCCCAGAACTTCATCAGCTTGGTCATCTCCGCCGTAGTAGCAGCATACCCATGCCGAGCACCAATGAGTGCTGCGCCGTATGGGATAGAACTGAACTGCACCAGGGCAGAACCGGCAGCAGACAAGTAGTAGATAAACGAGGCACGGGTTGCCAGATCGACAGCCTTGGAGCCAAGCTCAACTGCCTTGGTCGAGATCCCAGGCACCTTGTGCCCGTAGGGGTTCAACTGCACCTCTACACGGCGGGCCATCTCCTGCTGGTAACGAACCAGCAATGACTTCTCGGGGTTACCTTCCAGGGACTTTTCCGCAGCCACCAACGAATTGCGCAACATAGTGCCGTACTTGATGCGGGCAAGCTGGCTAGCCATGTGGATGGCAGTGGTGGAGAAGTTGCGGACCAAGTCGGTGTTGAAGCCCGTGATCTCCTTACGGATGATGAACGCATTGCGGAAGCTCTGATCTGGCAGGGTGTTCAGGTAAAGCTGGTAGATGGAATCCTTCAGCTTGTCCCTACGCAGTCGATCAAGTGCAGGATCACCCGTAGCAATAGGTGCAGAGTCAACCAGTTCAAAGATCTTGGTCAGCGCAGCCGTCATGTCTGACGTTTCCCTGCGGAATGACTCCAGCGTATCGCCTTGGTCAAATTCATCTGGATCGTTGAGGACTTCCTCAACCGAACGGTTGGTACGTTGGGCAACCTCTTTGGCAATCTCCCGCTTCAGTGCTTCACGCTCATAGGTGGAGCTAAACGTGTAGAACTGCCGATCCTTGCTCTTGCGCTTGCCTGCACGTAGCCACAGGGGCCCCCGGTTACGCACCAACGCGAAGTACGGGTCGATGCGCTTGTCGGCTTCGTAGAGCTTTTTGATCTCAGCCAGCAGTTTGCTGCGAGCACTTGCGGGCAGGTCGGTGTTGTTGATCTGATCATCCAGCAGGGTGCTGTAGTAATCGACCATTGACTCGTAGTACTGTTTCAACCCCTTGTACAACCGTTTCCCTTCCGGGCTCAGGTCGGCGTACATCTTGTTCAGCTTTGCGTTGCGCTTGTCTACAGTGGGGTCAACTTGAGCAATGGTGGATGCATACACAACCCGCATCAACTTGTCCCGCAGCCCAGGCTCTTTCTTGAACGTGGCGACCATGTCGTCACTGA